AGCAATCAAGTCCCTATCCTCACAAGAGTACGCCGCAACCACCAAAGCAAAGCGTGAAGGAAAAGCCGCAGGTAAACAGTTTGTGGCTCAACCTAAGAATGTGGCTAAAAAAACTGCTGCGTACAGGAAATAGATATGCAAAAAAATAATACAGCAGTAGCTAAATCTTTGAAAAAAGCTGGCTTTTATGAAGTAGACAAAAAGAAACCAGAGCGGATAAGTATTATCAACAAGGTTACAACTAAACCCCAACGATTAGAGATGGTGGATAGATTGTTTATATCCAAGAAACAAGGTAAAGCCGCAAGAAGTAAATAACCGTAAACTTACCCCAACGGAGATTTTATGAAACACGCTAAAGCTGGTATGACAAAAGATGGCATGCACAAGATGCCCGGTGGAAAGATGATGAAAAACTCGGCCAAAGAAATGCAGGCATCAAAAGGCGCAAAAAATATGGCTGCTATGCCTTATATGATGACCAAAAAAGGCAAAACTAAGTAAACTACTCGTTCGATAGCGCCCCGCGTATCACGCAGGCGGGCGTTACTCTCGTGGAAGGTGCGATGAAGTACACCATTTCGGAAGACGGTCTGGCGTTAATCAAGAAGTACGAGGGCTTGCGCCTTGCCGCGTACATCTGCCCGGCCGGTAAGTTGACGGTCGGCTACGGACATACAGGGGAAGATGTTCACGCGGGCACTTGCGTTACCGAACTTGAGGCTGACGCGCTTTTGCGAAAGGATGCCCATGCTGCCGAAAACTGCCTTGGTTCTGCAATTCAAACCCCGCTCAGTCAGTCGGAAGCCGATGCCTGCATTAGCTTCATCTTTAATCTTGGATGCGGCGCTTTCCGTGGCAGTACTCTCGCTCGTTACCTCAATGCTGGTGATTTCGACGCTGCTGCTGGTCAGTTTAAGCGGTGGGACAAAGCGACAGTGAACGGAGTGTTGACCCCTCTTGCTGGCTTGACCGCCCGTAGAGAAGCTGAAGAAGCCTTGTTCACTCGGAGCGCGTAATGAACGACTTCCTGAAGGGCCTTGCTCCTACGCTCGCTTCGGCGCTACTCGGGCCCCTCGGAGGCGTAGCCGTAGCTGCCCTCGGTAAGATCGTTGGTGTGGACAATGCAACGGTGGCCACGGTTACAGAGGCGTTCAACGACGGCAAGCTGACCCCGGAGCATCTTGCGCAGATCAAGGAACTGGAACTCAAGTACCAGAACGAGGAAAAGGAACGTGGGTTCAGGTACGCCGACCTTGAGTTCAAAGACCGCGACTCGGCCCGTCAGATGCAGATTAGTACGCAAAGCAACACGCCGACCGTCTTGACCTATATGGTTACCTCAGGGTTCTTTGGCATTCTTGGCTGGATGATGCACGACAGCAGCGTAGTGGACTCCCCTCCGATCATGATTATGCTGGGTTCGCTCGGCACGGCTTGGACGGGGTGCATCAGCTTCTGGTTTGGCACTACTTCAAACTCTGCTAAAAAAGATGTGATGCTTAACGCTAGCCGCAAATAGTTGCCGGTACTTTCTTAGTGTGGTACCGTCTCGCATGAACGGATTTAATACTGTGGATAAAGCCACAGCAGCAGCACTCCACCGGATGAAATCCCCCGAAATGGAGCCTCTGTTGAAGTTCTTTAACAACATGGCTGAAGAACACAAGGATGCGCTGGTCAAGGCAGATACGGACAGGTTTGTCCGCCTGCAGGGCCGAGCGAGTGTCCTTATAGAGTTTTTAGACGCGGTGGATAACGCCGGGTCTACGTTGGAGAAGTTGAATAAACCCTGAAACCACTAGCTGACCATTACATGAAGGGCAGACCGTAAAGACGGAGCCTAGAGTGGAGTTGGAGCGAAGGAGATTGAGATGGCTGCACTACCGAAGCAAGTTGAGCGAGACCTACAGGAGTTGGAAGAGTACGAACGGACGCTGGCCCCCCAAGCAGGAGTTTCTGTCGAAGGGACACCGGGCCCCGATACCCCACCTACCGACGCGCAGCCCTCGGAAGAGCCCATCCTCTCGAATCAGCCCCCTGAAGTTGCTGCACCGCCGCAAGATAACGTGTGGGAACAGAGGTATCGCACGTTAGAGGGTAAGTACCAAGCCGAAGTCCCTCGTCTGCACACTGCGAACAGAGAGATGCAGCGTCAGATTGATGAACTGAGTGCTAGGACCGCCCCCAAGGTGGAAACACCAGCTGAAGAAGGGTTGGTAACCGAGAAAGACGTAACTGATTATGGTGAAGACCTGCTCGATGTCCAGCGCCGTGTGGCCAGAGAAGTAATGGCCCCGTTGAAGGCTGAACTCGCTCAGCGCGATACGAAGATTGCCCAGTTGGAGGCGGAAGTCCACAAGGCTGCGGGGGATGTTTCCTCGGTAACTTTTGAGTCCCGTCTAGCCAAAGCGGTCCCAAATTTCGACCAACTTAACGTAGATCCCAAGTGGATCGCGTGGTTGGACGAAAAAGATCCGTACACGGGTGAGCCTCGCCGCGCATACGCTGAGTTCGTCTACCAGAACGGCGATATGGTGAAGCTGAAGAACGTAGTGGATTTCTATCTGAAGTCCGCACCGACTGAAGCTCTACCCCCAGACTCTCGACAACAGCGTCAGGCCGAATTGGAACGTCAAATCACGCCGACTCGTACTACCAGTACCGCGCAGGTTACGTCCCCAGCCAGCACTCGTATCTTTACCGAGGCTCAGGCGACCAAACTGTTCGACGACGTTCGTAGGATGAACATCGCTGGGAAATACGACGAAGCAGCCAAGCTCGAAGCTGAACTGAGTGATGCGTACATGCAAGGCCGCGTGCGCGGCTAGCTGAACGTGGAGCCAGAACAGCCCAAACCCACTTAATCTAGGAGATTTACCATGGCTATTCTGGCCCCCGCATCACCCTTTCTGACCAGCCCGACCATTGCAGCGGCGTTCAACCCGCTGCTCTGGTCGAAAAAACTCAACGCAAAGTACTACGTTGACAACCAGCTTGCCGAAATTACCAATACCAGCTGGGAAGGCGAGATCAAGAACCAAGGCGATACCGTGCGAATCCGCACCGCCCCGACTCTGACGATCAGTGACTACACGATTGGTGGAAGCCTGCAGTACGAAGTCCCGACCCCGGTCTATCAGGACATGCTGATCGAGAAGGCCAAGTCGTTTGCGTTCCAGTGCAATGACGTGCAGGAAGCGCAGTCCGACATGAACCTCCTGAACATGTACATGGACGACGCTTCTAAGCAACTCAAGCTGTCCATTACCGAAGAAGTGTTCTTCAGCATGTTTTGCACCACGGCTGGTGACACTGCAGGCACGGACAAGAACACCGCCAGCACCACGGCGGCGAATACGCGTGGCTGCGCTGCGGCAAACCAAGGCGCTACTGCTGGTGTCAAGTCGTCGGTGCTGAACCTTGGGACCGACATCACGCCCATCGCGGTGACGACGACTGCGGCCAACCTGCTCACGCTGATTCTGAACATGGGCGCGGTGCTGGATGAGCAGAACGTGCCGGAATCGGGTCGCTTCCTCCTGATGAGCCCGTACGACCGGCAAATCCTGATGTCGACCAACCTTGCGCAAGCGTACTTTACTGGCGACAACTCCAGTATTGTCCGTACTGGCAAGATCGGCATGATCGACCGCTTCACGGTCTACGTCAGCAACATGCTGCCGCGTGGTACGACCAGCAAGGGTTGGGTCACTGGTTCGGCGGCAACGTCGACCGGCGGCACGATGGCCAGCGCGGACGTTCGCCGCGTAGTCATCGCTGGACACAAGGATGCGATCAGTTTCGCCGCGCAGGTGAACAAGACGGAGCAGGTTCGCAACCCCTCGGACTTCGGTGACTTCATTCGTGGCCTGTCGGTGTACGGCCGCAAGGTCGTGAAGCCTGAAGCCTTCGCCTTCGGCGTCGTCAAGTAACGCTCAGGGCCGGGGGTAACCTCGGCCCACTAAACCTAATTTAAGGAGATTCATCATGGCAAGCTCTGGAATAGTTTTGGAAATCGGTGGCTACTCCACCGGCCTTACTGCACTCGCTGGCGGCGCGGCACCTACGGCGGCGGCGAATACGCTGTCGTCTGGGATCAACGTCGTTGCGACGGTCGCTACCGCTGGGGATAGCATGATTCTTCCGGCGTCGACGGCGCAGGGCGCAAAAGTCCGCGTGTACAATACGTCGGCTGCTACGCTGGACATCTTCCCCAACACAGGTGGGACCATCAACGGCGGCGCGACCAATTCGGAAAAGGGTCTTGCTACTCTGACCGGGGCTACCTTTGTTCAGGTGGGTACCGACGGTCTGACGTGGGTGGCGGACAACCTGATTGCCAAGCAGTCGTAACCATGAAGTAGTGGGCGGGGCTTCGGCCTCGCCCGCGCCCTTTTTTGGGAGGCAACAAAAATGCCGTCCGTTCGAGTAACAGGCACGTTTTCCCGTCCGGCCGACAACACCGCGTACGCTACAGGCGACATTATCGCCAACAGCGGTACAGCGGCTTCGGTCGTTCCCGTTACCTTCTACATGCCTACAAACGCGGGCGAGATTACGGCATGTAGCGCCGTCGTTACCCCGGCCAGTAGCAACTTGGTGATCACGGCGCTCGACTTTGCCCTGCTCCTCTTCCGCCCGGTTACAGGCATTCCGTTTGCCGACGCTGGGTACCCGGCCGACAATACCGCGATGGCTATCACCGCCGCAGCGTTTCGGGAGCTTGTGGTCAAATTCACGTTCGCTAACGGCGCGTGGACCAATCCGGCTGGTGGGTTAACCGCCGGTGTTACCGGGTACCAAACCGTGATGCCAAACGGTAGCCGCCCTCGCGTGCCGTATACGACCTCTTCCGGTAACCCTGAGTCGGCGCAACCCCTCACTCTTATCGGTGTCGTACAGTGCCTTGGATCTTGGACTCCTCTCGGCGTTGCCAACCGGTTTGACTTATCCCTTGACGTAACTATTTCGTGATGAAAACTCCCGAAGAGCTTTTTCCCACCGGAGTGTGGAGCGACAGCAAACGAGAGTTTATGGTCAAGGACGCCCAGTACTTTTGGCCGGTTATGGAGACCGGGGCGGATGGAGTGATGTTCGTTACCCCCCACGGTAAAACCCTGCTGCAGCCTGAACCGGGTCCGGAAGAAACCTTGCACAACGAGTTTAGTGGAGATCTCAATCTTGACGATCTTCCCGACCTATCGCCTTCCAAGACGCTGAAGAAAAAGCGGGGACTGGGGTAATCCATGGCCGCAATCTCTGTGTTCCGGCCTCTGGTGTACATCGACTGCCCCGGGGTTCCGAACCCCATGATGGATGACGCTATTCGCCGTGCCGCACGGGAGTTCTGCAAAAAAACGCAAGCCTTGACGGTCGAAGTAAACATAACCTTGGCGGTGGCCGATAACTCGTACGCCCCTGCTATGGCGACCGGCACCGAGATCCTCGCGGTGGAGAGCCTTCGCCGCCCTACTAGCCAGACTCGCGTCACGCCGGAGTACCTCGTAGCTCGCTCGGTAGACCACATCACCGCGCAAACTACCGCGACCGGGACCCCTACCATTTACGCTGTGACTGACGACAGTACGGTGGAAATTGTTTTATACCCGACTCCGACTGCCATTGAAACGTTGACGGCCAAAGTCGTGTTTATGCCCACCAAGGCGGCTGCAACTTTAGACGACCGACTTGCCAACATTTACCTCGAAGCCGTGACTGAGTACGCCAAGTACTGGCTGCAATCGCAGCCGGATAAACCGTGGTCTAACCCCGACGCGGCGATGGCGTCCAACCGGCAGTTCGAGTCATTCGCTTCCGCCGCGATCATCCGACGTAATCAGACTCGCACCAATACTTCGACGCACGTACAGATGCGTCCTTTTGCCTAAGGAAACACCATGGCCCTCCAATACAGTGTCAATCTACGTAACGCCCAGCTGGACGCGTTGGAGACCCATGCCGGTACTTCGGCTATCCTGCGCCTATACTCTGGGTCGATACCCGCTAACGTCGCCGCCGTCATTACCGGCACGATGCTTTGCCAGATAACGCTTCCATCCGACTACTTTACCGCCGCCTCTTCTGGTGTCATGTCCAAAACCGGCACATGGTCAGGTGCGGGGGACGCTGGAGCCGGGTCGGGTACGGCCTGCACGCACTTCCGGTTGTGGAAGTCCGACGGCACTACTGGCGTGCTGCAAGGTACGGTTACCATTACAGCGGGCGGAGGCGACATGACGGTGGATAACACCAGCATAGCCTCCGCACAAGTTGTGACCATCAACACCTTTGCCATCACCGCCACGAACTCATGACCGCTGCAGTAAACAGCTACGGGATTAACGCCGGGGGTATAAACGGCGCTGATCAGAGATACCTTGATGCGTCTTTGTCGCAAGGTGCAAACACGGTAGTGACGGCCGGTACGGTCGGTATTGTCTCTACTGCGTCCATTTCGCAGGGGGCCAATACAGTCTCTTCGGCAGCTGCAAACGCTATTGTCGCTGCCTTTGCTCAGACGCAAGGCGCGGACACGGTAGTGACGGCTGGTACGGTCGGCGTCGTCGCCTCCTCCTCCCTGTCGCAAGGCGCGGACACGGTAGTGACGGCCGGTACGGTTGGTATTGCCGCCGACGCTGCAGTTACGCAGGGGGGTAATACAGTCTCTTCGGCCGCTACAAACGCTATTGTTGCTGACTTTGCTCAGCTGCAGGGCGCGAATACGGTGTCTGCCGCCGGTGCGTCCTCGTGGACTGCTATCGGGCTGCTCTATCCGGCGGCGGACCTTAGCTCCGGAACCGGTGTGGTTACCATATCCGGAAATAGCGTTCCGAATGCCCTAGGTGATACCCTGTTGGCGACTGGGTCCTCGGTTGTTACCCGGCACGCTTCCAGCGTCGGTGCCGTGTTGCATGGGGCGGCAACGGTGACGATTACCAGAACGACCGCGAATGCGACAGTCCAGAGGCACGCATGACTCCACAATCTGTCATTGATTTTGCGCGAGGGGTAATTAACGACGCCGATTCGACCATCTATCGGCAGAGTAGTGCCGATCTTCTGGTATACGTTAATGCGGGCATGAAGGAGGTGTCTTCGCTGCGTCCGGACTTGTTTCGTGCAATCGGTGACGTAACGTGTACCCCCGGTGCGGTCGAGCACCTACTCACCTTTCCGGCCGCGCAAAACCTAGTTAGCGTGCTGTCTATCCACGGGGGGGCGGCGTTGACGGAATTTGATATGTCAGCCATGGACCGTTTCAACCCCGGGTGGCGCACGGACACGGCCGGAGACGTCGAGCAGTGGGCTAGGTTGCCTAGCGACCCCCTGCGGTTCTTTATCTACCCAAAAGCCCCCGCCACGCCGCAAACAGTGGATGTGGTGTATACAGCGGTACCACTTGATCTCACCCTTACCGACTCGATAACCGAAATACCTGTTTCGTATGAGCCCGCGCTGGCAGACTACGTGATCTACCGTGCAGAGAGCAAAGACGACGAACACTCAAATACCGCCCGTGCGACATCGCACTACCAAGCATTTGTCGCCAAGATTAAGGGGATGTAACCATGCCTACTCTGTATAACAACAACGCGTTCTCCACTCTTGCCGCCGCCATCACTTCCAGCGGGCAAACCTCTGTCACGGTTCAGACCGGACACGGGGACCGGTTCCCCATCATCGTTTCCCCCGACGTTGCGTTCATTACGCTGGAGAATACCGCCGGTACGAGGGAAGTCATTAAGATCACCGCCCGTGCCGCTACCTCGGATGTGCTCACGGTTACGCGTGGTGAGGAAGGGACAAGTGCAACTACGTGGGCCATCGGCGACCTGATTGAACAGCGTATTACCGCTGGGGAGTTGACCGACTTTCGTACGCGTCCGGGGTTCACCACTACGGCAACGTCGGCTGGCACGCTGACTCTTACCAAGGGCAGCACAGAAATACAGACCTTGACCGGGTCTACTACGCACACGGTGGTGTTGCCGGTAGTGTCGACGTTGTATACCGGGAAGTCGTTCACGATCAACAACAACAGCACGGGCATAGTCACCGTAAATTCGTCTGGTAGTAATGCCGTCGTTGCCATTCAGCCCGGAAACAGTGCAGATATTATCTGCGTGCTTATAACCGGTACGACTGCGGCATCGTGGACCGTCATGACTGCGTTCGGGGCGTCCAACGGGGCCCTTCCGGGAACGCTTAGTGTTGGTGGCGTAACAACGATTGCAAACGGCTCTGTTTCTGCGCCTTCATTAGCGTTTGTTGGGGCCACTACAACAGGTTTCTATAAAGGAGCCGGAAATGCTATTGATGCGACCTTAAACGGTACGCAGGTACTAGATATAAATGCGTCGAGTTTTGATATAAAAGGTGGGTTAGGTTTTAGTGTTCCCGGCACCAGCACGATGGCGGCGATCAACGCCTCTGGCACGGTAGCAATGGCAGGAGCGGCTACGGTTGGGAC